ACTTTTTTAGTAGATGATCACGCATGGATTGGTTCTGCTGTTAGTTCCTCTCAAGCTTTGGCATGGCCTCGTAATAACGCCGTCTATAACGATACAAGGCTAGGTCTTAACGTTACTATTGGTAACACTTTGATTCCTAGCCTAGTTAAAGACGCTGTTTACGAGCAAGCTCTTCACTTAGTAGATAATGAAGATGTTTTACAAGGTCAGGGGCAAACCTTTGAATCTATTTCTATTGGTTCTATTGCTCTTTCTGACTCTAACTCTTCGTCAAATATTCCTATAAAACCCTCTTTAGTATTAAAGAAAATTAGACCTTTGCTAAACAAAGCTTATGCTATGGGTACAGGCTCAAGTTGGTGGAGGGCTAACTAATGGGAATTTCTAAAGCTAAAATTAGAGGCGCAGTAACTAAAGCCTTTAGTGCAGCAGGAGAGTTAGTTTCTACAGCCAGTCTTTCTAACAAAGTTACTACCTCTTATAACTTTGCTAACGGAACTACTGGAACAACTAGCGCTACTACTTCTGTAAAAGTTATAATCACTAATAAAAGATTAGTTGAAGGAAGAGCAATTTATACTGCAATTTTAAGAACAACTGCGGATATAGATGCGTATGACACCTTAACTATTGATAGTGATGTTTATAATATTACTGATACAGAAGATAACGGATTTGTTATTACTGCTACTCTGACTAAGGAGGCATAATGACTTATGATAACGCTAGAAAAGCAATAGAATACATGTTCACTAAAGGTTATTGGACAGGACAAAATATTAACTTATACCCTGATAATTACCAAGGAACTATCGCTAATCATAACGAGTTTTTAAGAATAAATATTTTACCTTCTAATTCTTCTTCTAATTACGGTGGAAGTAAAAACCTTGAAGGTTTAGTTATAATTTCTATTTATGTTAAGGCTGGAGAAGGCCAAAAACGTATAATGCAGATTAGTGATATTTTAGATATTCTTTTGCAAAATAAAAATACATCCACTATTATTGGTGGAGAAATTATTAAAGGACCAGAGCTTGGTGCTTCTTATTTATCTATAGGAGGCTTAGATACAGCTAACAAGGCACTTTACAGTGCAAAATACACAATACCATTTCAATCTTATGGAGAATAAATAAATGGCTCATATTTCCGACCTTCGTGCAGGTATTTTTACTTACCTTGACATTTTTAAGGGTACTCAACCCACTGAAGCAGCTTCTGACACTGCCGCAGAGTGTGCTGCCCTTTTCGTATCACCCACTTCTGGCGATGTTGTTCGTCTTCCAAGTGTTCGCGAATTCCCTTCAATCGGTACACCTGCAAACATTGTTAACGTACCTGTTTATGGTCAAAAGACTTCTTCACAGGTTCAAGGTCAAGCAGATGCACCTAGCCTTGAAGTTACAGTTAACTATAATGCGGCTGACATGGATGCCTTCCACACTCTCGTTGGCTCTCCTGTTATCTTCCGCTTTATGATGTGCGCTGCCTCTACTACTGAAGTAGCAGCTCAAGCTTCTACTTTAGCAACAGCTAATACTGAATTTTACTTCCGTGGTAAAATTGAGGCTATTCTAGTTAACCCAAGTCTTACAGACGCTACTACTGCGACTATGACACTTTCAACACAATCTGACTTCTTTGGCCCTGCAACTATTGCAGCTAGCTAATAGAGATCACTTAAGAGGGGAGCCTTCGGGGTCTCCTCTGACTTATCCCAGAAAAGGTAATAAATATGGAAAAACCATTTAGTAAAAGTTTTGTTATGCGGACTACTTTTCGTCATATGAGACGTAGTGTAGATATTAGTATTCGTAAGAGTTTTGAAAGATTTCAAGACTTTGAAAATGATTCTATAACAGGAAAAGAAATTATGGAGACACTATCAGTTCTTCATACAGTACGAAAAATAATGGATGACTTTCAAGAAGAAAATAGTCATTTGTTTACTGATAAAGAAAAATTAGAGTAAGTTAGGAAAAAAAAATGAAACAATTTGTAAATAAAGAAATTACAGAGTCTATTCCTTTTATGGGAGAAGAAGTTGATGTCCGTCAGTTAAGCATTAGTTCTGTTTTTAAAATTCAAGAACTAGTTAAAAAGTCAAACAAGTCAAAGTCTGAAACGGCTCAAATTAACTTGATGAAAGACGTCCTTCGAATGGCAGTAGTTGGTGCTGAAGACATGACTAACGAAGATTTTGATAGCCTTCCGCTAGGAGAGCTTACTAAACTTTCTACTAGAGTTCTGAGTATATCAGGTCTAGGGGATACTACAGAGGCCGCAGCGGTGGGAAACTCACCCCAGACGAGCTAAACCTTTATGAAATGGCTTATTTCCTAGGTATTCCTGTTTACAAGATGCTAGAAGAAATGCCACACAGTGAGTATGTTAAATGGAATTCTTACTTTAAACAAAGACCTATTGGTTGGAGAGAAGATCAGCGAACTTACTTAGGGTTGGCTGCTCAGGGGGTTAAAGAACCTCAAGAAAAAATTTTTCCAACTCTTAAAGCGTTAGTTGACAATATTCCTTCCGAAGTTAAGGCTCTTCCAAAAGGAGTATTTCTTGCTAAAATGTTAGCCGCCAAAGGAGGCGATACAGAAGATTGGACACCACCGTGGATAAATTCACCTTCAAAGTAGTTAACTTTAAAAAAACCATGCGAGACATTGAAGAAGAAGTTCTTGAAAAAGGAACTATGGGTCTTCACGAAAAAATAGACTTTGCTACAGAAGCCTTGCGGCGAGTCACCCCTGTTGATACAGGTAAGGCACGTAAAGGTTGGTACAACAAGAAAGATACTGCTTTCTTTAGTAAACATCCTCGCGGGGGTGAAATTATTAACCCTGTAGAATACGTTCCAAAGTTAAACGATGGACACAGTAAACAAGCCCCTAAGTTTTTCATAGAACAAGTCTTAATGACTGTGGGACTACTCAAACCCTAAATAAGTTTGCCCCTGATGGCTTCTCATTATCGAGAATACATTGGGGGCTATTTTATTTAAAGGAGAGACGCCATGACAGGTGTGAATATTAAAGTAAGCGCAAATACACAACAAGCTAGATCAGAAATGGCTAAACTCGGTGCTTCCGTAAAAGGCATTGAAAAGTCAACAGCAAATATGTCAAAGTTATTTAATGGCATAGCTATTGGTCTTGGTGCTATGGCAAGTTTGAATGCCTTTACTAAAAGTATTAGTAGAGCCTCTGACTCTATCGTTAAGTTAGAAAATAGTTTAAAAGTAGTTATGCCAGCAGGTCAAAATGTAGAAGGAGTGTTAAACAGACTAAGGACTGTTTCAGAAAAAACTCGTTCTCCTATTGCAAACGTAACACTAACTTTTAACAGACTTGCAATGGCTATGAATAATAAAGCCTTAACAAAAGACATTGTAACTGTAACTGAAAACATTCAGAAAGCAGCGGCTATTTCTGGGGCTAGTGTTATTGAAGCTGAAAGAGCAATTAGACAGTTAGGTCAAGGTCTAACAGGAGGTATACTTCGAGCAGAAGAATACAACTCTATTATTGATGGTATGCCAAGACTTGCAAAGGCCATTGCAGATGGTATGAAAATTCCTCTTGACAACTTACGACAAGCTATGATTGATGGTCTCCTAACTAGAGACGTTATTTTTGGTGCTTTGATAGAATCTACTGATGCCTTAAATAAAGAATTTCTTTTAACGAAAGCCACTATAGATCAATTAACAGGACTTATGGGGGATCAGTTTGCCAGAGCGCTTAAAAAGCTTGGTGAGTTAACAGGAATTACAAAGTTTATTAAAGAAGATATTATAGGCATAACTGGTCTTTTTAAATTTTTTGCTGATAACGCAGACTACTATTTGAGTTTAACAAAACTTCGAGTTTTCTTATTTATTTCTGAAACAAGAATGGTTTTCTTTGGATGGAAAGATTCTATTACTGGAATGTTTAATACTGTCTTTGAATCAATCAAAATAAACTACCTTGATCCAATAGCTGAGTCGATTAACAAAGTAGTTGATAACACTAAAGCAATGGTAGCTGAATTAAAAGAACTTGTTCTTCCAGACTTTAAAGGGTTTAACCTTCCAGATTTTGATTTTGAAAAGTTTATGCCAAAAGACACTATGGACAGTGTAAAAGAGTCTATTTCAAAGTGGTTAGGCGTTGATGAAAATGGCAAGGCAACTGCTAGTGGTGGTATTCGAGGCATGTTTGCAGGACTATGGAATTTACTTTTTGGTAGTTCTTACTGGAAAGACCTTTGGACTGAGGACGGTATCCTAAATAAAGACGGGGATGCTAGTCGAGCAACAGCACTCGGAGCTATCGACGCGTGGATAGGTTCAATCGGAACCCTTTTTGGAACCCTTTTTACTGTAACTAAACAAGCGTGGAAAGATTTTAA